CAACGAGAATAGAGGATATCCCGGCAGGTCGAGTATAAGTAAGTGAAGTTCCGCTAGTAAATATTTGAAATGATTTTAAACCACCAGCACCCGCGGTAAATTGTACAGTTCCGCTGGCATCTGGGAAAGTTACTGTTCTAGATGCGGCAGTATTCGCAAAAGAAAAGAAAGTATCATGCTGATAGCCAGTACCACTCGCGAATACTACGGGAGAAGTATTTGTAGAAAGTATTGCTACTTGACCAGCAGCTTTTGCATATAAATTTAATTGAGCATTTACATCCGAACCATCTACTGCAATAGATGCCCCTTGTCCTGTTAAACCATTAGAAATATTGATCCAATTTACCGGGCTTCCTCCTACATCGTTAAAGTTTAAGATCCTTGTTCCGGTAGTAGCTCCAATAGTGTAATTTATTGTAGGGGTTGTTAAAAACATACCGGGTCCTGTAATTCCTACAGGTAAAGTGGTGCTAAGACTGGGTACGCCACTTAAAGACGTTGATAGTACTGCGCCGGCTACATTAGTTAAAGGGGAAACCGCTGTACCAGTAGCCGCATAATATGCTATGGAGTTTATGGTTCCTGAATTTACAGTTCCACTTCCTGCGGGAGTCGCCCAAGTTCCATCACCTCGCCAGAATGTAGAACTACTCGCGGAAGTTCCGCTGTTTAAATGAGCAACTCCTAGATTACCACTTACAAAACTTCCTAAATCAACAGGAGTTCCGTTCCATACGCCCGTGGTTATTGTGCCTAAAGTTGTTAGAGAAGTTTGTCCAACATATGCCGCCGAGATATCAATAGTGGGTGTGGTTCCACCGGAGGAGGTTACACGATTAAGCGTACCTGAAACACTAGACACCCCCGTTCCTGCGGGAACCGCCCAACTCCCGTCGCCACGCCAAAATGTAGTTGCTGAGGCACTTGTACCGGAGTTCAAATGTGTAACTGCTAAATTTCCAGAAACGAAGGATGCTAAATCAATAGGTGTTCCGTTCCATACACCTGTGGTTATGGTACCCAACGTGGTTATAGATGTTTGTCCAACATATGCCGCAGAAATATCAATAGTCGGTGTAGCTCCTCCTGAGGAGGTTACGCGATTAAGTGTACCCGAAACACTTGTTACTCCAGTACCCGCTGGAGTTGCCCAAGTTCCATCGCCTCGCCAAAAAGTACTTGAGGACGCTCCAGTTCCGGTATTTAAATGTGTGACTGCTAAATTTCCAGAAACGAAAGAGGCTAGGTCAACAGGTGTGCCGTTCCATACACCCGTAACAATTGTACCCAACGTTGTTATAGATGTTTGTCCAACATATGCCGCCGAAATATCGATAGTAGGAGTTGTTCCACCTGAAGAGGTTACACGATTAAGCGTACCTGAAACGCTTGTTACTCCGGTTCCCCCGGGTGTCGCCCAAGTTCCATCGCCTCGCCAAAATGTTGAAGACGAAGCGCTGGTACCAGAATTTAAATGAGTGACTGCTAAATTTCCTGAAACAAAAGAGGCTAAATCAACAGGAGTTCCATTCCATACACCGGTAGTTATTGTGCCTAAAGTTGTTATGGATGTTTGTCCAACATAAGACGCCGAAATATCGATTATAGGGTTTTGGCCACCTGTAGAGGATATTCTATTAGAAACTCCTGAAACACTTTTAACATTTCCTGAGTCTAAACCGTCCACATAGGTTTTAATGGAAAGTGCCGTTGCTAAATTAGTAGCTAGTGCACTAGCCATAGTATTATCATTAATAATCGCACTTACCGCAGTAGAAGATTGAATATTAAATGTTCCAGGAATATTTAATACCGAAGGTAATAATAATACCGGATTACTAGGATCGGTATTATCTACTTCAATTTCGTTTGCAGTACCTGAAACTGAACTAACCCCAGAAACAGGAGAAGTTCCTATATTAATTAAAACCCAATCCACTCCGTTATAAATAAAATTAGCGATTTGACCGGCTATTAATGAATTTGCAGGTAATGAACTACCATCATTTAAAACAATATTTTTTGTTACCCCATTAACTGTAAGTATAGAAGCTCCCGTATTAGTATTTCCAGCTCCTACGAGCATATACACAGAAAATCCCACATCATAGGTGACCTGTGGATTAATTAATAATGAAACAATATAAGCATTAGCCGCGCCAGAATCTAAAGAGGAATTATATGCATTATTTTGTACTAAAAAACTGTTGGCAATCGATAGAGAAGGATTAAGCAATACAAAATTATCGTGCGCTAAGTTATACATAAACACGTAATTTGAATTAGGTTGGATATCCCCCGGCACTAAAGACAATCCACTTTGTAAAATAATCGGAAATGGTAATGTAGAATTTATTTGCAAAGTAGGAGCATTTGTTAAATTTTGTAAACTTCCAGCCGCCATATAAACAAGTAAGCCGTTCGTTAATACAGTTACAGGCGGAGTTAAATTAACAATAAATGCATCGTCTACGCCAGTTGCATTATTATAATTGAAACCGGAAACTTGTACTTGGCGAGGAGTTACGCCGCCCCCTCCACCACCACCAGTATTTGGATAAACACCAAAGATAATCGCATAATCTAACCAAGTATTCATATTCATGATTGCGCCACCCATGGTGAAATAGCAGTAATATTAGTACCGTTATTAGTATATGTTTTAATATAAGTAACGCTTTTAAAAACAACAGTAATAGTTGCTACAAAATCTCCATCATAAGTTAGAGTTTGTGCAAGGTCATCTACTGGTAATTGACCTATCGTGGTGGTGGCTACAGTTTCACTCATTTTTTGCCTCCCTTCATAATCTGTTGGTAAATCTTAGCGGCTTCAATTGGATCCGTGACATTGATGCTAATCGCGGGTTCTGTAATATTACAATCTAATTCGGGGTTATATCTCTCCGACCATCCAGCGCGTGTTTTAAGATAAAACATAATCGCGGTGATATTTCCTGTAAGTATTAATTCATAGAGTTTTTTAGAGACCACACTTATTGTTTTGGCTTGACCTTTATTAAAAGCTTTCTTTAATTCAGGAGTTCTTTTTTCAGCTTTAGCCCAAACATCTTTGCTATGTCCAAAATAATTTTGAATTAAATATTTAGTGAGTCCTAAACCTGCTAAGGCTTGAACTTCCTTTATATCGTCTTCGGTTGGCATAAATGTGGGGGTAGTGCCATTCCTTGCCATAAGCTATCCTACTAAATATGGAGCGCGTTGGTCGGTATCGCTCCGCCGCTTTCAAGCTGGTCGCTCGAATTAGCCTTTGTAACGCGCTTAGGGTACTGTTTTGATAAATTAAGTATATCTGCCCTTATTGAGTCGCACAAGGGCATTAGGTAGCGGTGTTTTACGCTTCCTTTAACGATTTTTATAAAATCTTTGCCTACATGCGAGCCATATTTTGCTCTCATACTACGCCCGTGCATTCTTAAACCATTTACTAAATATTCATCGGCTGCGTTAGATTGTCCGGAATAAATCCAGTTTCCTGCTTGATAAATACCGCCATGATGGTTTTGATTTGTATCTGCAAATGACACGATTAATTTTATTCCTGGCGATATCTGTTTAAGTAGCTTAAAACTTATCGCTACAATTCGACTAACCGGGGTTTCATGATTTGTTAGAGCTATACGTACTAATTCGCAGCATTGTGTTTGTGAAAGCCCATAGGGTGCGCCTAAGGTGCTGTTTGCACCTCGGCCATATAAAACTACCCCAATAAACTTATTATGCTCCCATACGCCAATTTTAATCAATTTTCCAGCAGGTACGGTTTTACTATAGTGGAAATTCACACAAGCGTATTTTGTAGCCGCATAATTCGCAAAGTCTAGTTTTAATGTCATTAATCTAAATCTCTTAAATCAAATTGTGTATCGCAATGAGGACATATTACTAGTTTAGGTTCTAAAACGTCTAGGGCTCCTTGTTCGCCTATACTGCCGGGATTAAAATCCATTTTGCCCAAAAGTTCATCAAGTTCTAATTTTGTGAATCCTGTAGAGGTCATATCAAAATTCGGAGCTTCATCTAGTATATGCAATTCTTCGCTAAGTAAATCGTAATCCCATTCAGCATTCATTTGTATTTTATTTGCGGCGAGTATATATCCCTTTTGTTTCGTTTCATCTATCAAATGGTGCTGGACGATTACCGGAATAAATTTAAGCCCCATTTTTTTAGCAGCTCTTACCCTTGCATGCCCGCTTAAAATCACAAATGAAGAATTTACTTCGACGGGAACATTGAAACCAAAATCTCTAATGCTCTTTATAATCTGTTCGATTTGCTCCTTCGAATGTGTTCTTGCGTTTTTCTCATAGTCTTTAAGTTTTGACGGCTCTAGCTGAATTATATCCACAAATAATCTCCTTGAAAATTAAGGATGATACCTATAAGTACGATAGTTGTACAGTTTTGGGCGTTCATGACTTAGAGAACTTAGAGAAAACCCAGAGAAAAAATCTCTAAGACCCTCGCCCAGTATGGGCTAAGTGCCCAAAATCCCCAGAAGACTTAGAAAATCACAAAAATCATATATGTAAATATATTATAGTATAACTGTTATACACTATATGTGTACTACTGTTGTACACCGTATTGGCTATTTGGATTTTATATATTCTCTAAGTCCTCTAAGTCCAACCTATATAGAATAAGGCTCAAACGAAGCCCCAGAGAAAAAATCTCTAAGTATTCTCTAAGTCTTCTAAGTCCTAGGGTAGGGGCTAGAAGCCCCCAGAATGATTATTACTTTTGGTCGTTTTCGTAGGCGTTAATAACTAAGAAAGGTTGTTTTTGTAAAATATACGAAGAATCGCCGTGTATATATATACGGGGTTTGCATTGGTCAATTGTAGTATTTCGAGTTGCGCGCCCACCATCTAACGCCGGGTGAGGAACATATCCTAGACTTTTAACGATAACTGGTAATTGTTTCGGGTTTATTTTAACGCCTACATCTTTCAATTTGTTATTAATCATAACCGAAGAAAGCCAACCGTTTCTAAATCCCCTACAACCTTCTTCAACCCATTCCAAAATGCGTTGCGCTATTGGATGTAAACTTTGAGTTATAGCCAGCTCTGTGGAGGACGTCATGGGCGCACGAATACAAGAACCTGTCGGATTATATCTATCGGGTATCTCAAAGGTGCTTAAGTACTCGTTAATCGCAGCCGCGCCGCCCTCCTCGTTGAACCACTTGAACAGCTCGGGGAAATAATTACCGCCCATGCCGTCACGCTCGATATCTGCTCGCTCTTGTTGGGAGGTAAACAACGGGGCAAAGCGTCTATCATTCGCAGTTTTTCGGATTCCATCTTGATGGTTAGTATTAAGGATGAAATTACAGAATACCTCTCTTGTGACTTTATCAATACCTTTACGTTCTATTTCTTGATGCCGGTTAGTAATCATAGGCTTTAAAATTTCGAGCATATCCCAGCTTGATTGATAGATATCGTCAACCGTGATTAAAAGCTTGTTTTCCATCCACCCGTTAAATTTACCTGTTAGGTCTGAGGATTTTGGGCTATGCACATATTGACGGCCTATACAGTAGGCTAAAACCTCATTGAGAAAGGATTTACCGTTACCTTCTACGCCTTGAACAATCACACACCATGTAAACTTAATTCCTTTATATTGAATTAGAGCCGCCATATACGATATTAATATCAAGCGATCTTCGTCATTGGGCAATAGGTTTGTAACGTGAATTATAAAGCGTTGAACATCTTGTTTACTGCGAGGTGGATTAACGGGGCGGTAGATATTTACGAAGAGAGAATCATTTTCCGTTACTATTTCGCCAAAGCCTAAAAGGGGCTTAAAACATGTCGCATGAACTTTAGGAAAGCTATAGCCCTGTGAGAGCGTGAACGCTTCAAAAGCTTTGCGTGTTACTTTTTCATTGTTATAGTCAAGCTTGAATGAAACACCTCCGTACATAGCGTTAAACGCTTCGGGTTTATATAAGACACCTTCAGGGATTAACATCTGATGCGTTTCGGCGATATAGGTACAGTTTTGAAAATAGGCGATCTGTTCCTCGATGTTTAAAAATGCGCCTGTTTTTTGTTGCATAGGAGAATCGTCTTTGCTATTATGCTCTAACGCTTGTGGCGAGCGTGCATAGATGAAAAAATCCCGCTTACTCCCTCGCGCATTTAAAACGGTGCGGGGGAGATAAGTTGGAGAATTTTCCCATTTCTCTCGCTTAAGTTTCGATAAATTCATAAGTTCTACAACTCGCTCACAGTTACCTCCTGTAAGATAATGTAATCTATAAGCTAGTGCTGCATCGGCTGCGCTGAAATCATAAGGTTTACCGGGTATAGTTGTCTTAAAATGCTGTGCGAGTACGTCTACATTATTTTCCCATAAGTGACGAATTGAAAGAACGCGCCCAAACGCCTCTTGTTCGGTTAAAGGTTTGTTCATAAACCATTCAATCAGTTTTAAATTATCCTCAGGTACGTTATATTTCGGGTCACTTTCGGTTGTCCATCCCTCAGAAGATTTTGTGTCTGGTGCCGTATCAATTCCTAAAGCCTTGATATATTGCGTTAGCATTTCAGTATGAAACGATTCCGCATAACCTCTAGGTTCTATCTCAGCTAGGGCACAAAAACGCCCTGAGGTGTAAATTTCTACGCCTATTGAATCTAAACGCTTACCATCAAAAGGCGCTTCTCCGTGAAACCGTCCAATAATATGTAATCCTCTCCCGGAATGGGATGTTTCAACGTATGCACTAGGAAAATAAGTTAAGCTATTTTGTGCTAATTGAGTTAATGTGCCATCAGGGTTTATACATCCATCTAGGTCAATAAAAAAATAGTTATCATCCTTCATAAATACATAACCAATGCCATATGATTCCCCTAGCGTATCTGCTAATACTTTTGCAGCTTCATAAGTCATATGTATTGATGGTTCTAGGGGATTATCGGCATGAAGTGTATTGGGATTAAGGGGGATTTTATTGGATTTTCCATTTTCCATAGGTACATAACGACATAGTATATATCTCGGTAAACTTGGCTTTTGCATAGATAAATTAATCCTTTAGTTTGTTAAATAACGAATCACCTTCTCTTTTAGTTTTTGTGGCAATTCGGCGGTTTCTTCTCCCCAGGCTGCGAAATTCTCAGCTAGTATCGGTATTATTTCTTTTTCGATTGCAGTTAATAAAACAACACTGCGTAAATTTTCGATATTTTCGAAATAATGATTGATTAAGGCACTTGCGCATTGCATCCTATTTGCAACCGCGCGCCTCGTCAATTGGCGATATCCTTTTTCAATTGATAAATTAATCGCGGTATTTAAAATCTGCTCTTTTCGTGCGAGGGGATTCATTCTCGCACCTTTCAATCTGCTAGTCATTATCTGCCTCGATATTATTTAAAAGTGATTGCACACAAAGAGTTATGCAATCCTTACATACGGGTTTCTTGCTGGGAAAAATTCCATTCATAGCGGCTTGGTCGGCTGTTTTAAAGGGCTGTTCATTAGCGGCAATTGTGTGATTACACCAAGATTTTTCTGGGTCTATTACCGAGATAATATGATTCATAGTGTACCCCTTCCTATTGCAAAACAGGCGTTACCGCCTAATGAATTGATAAGCTCAGCCCACGCTAATTGCGCGCGTTCTCGCTCATTTCCCTTGTAGTTCCAAGCTGGATGTTTTATCTCTCTTGAGATAAATTGTCCTATTATTTGACCTATATGTTCTTGAGTAATTAAAACGGGTCTTATTCCTATTAAATCTGCGGATTTTATCGCTTTATTTAATTGTGCTGAATCGTTAGCTAAACCGAAACGGATAAATTGACCCGACGGGGTGTAGGTAGCTCCTACATTATTGCGCCACAATCTGCAACCAAGTTGAGAGGCCTCTAGCCGTATATCTGATAATATCCCTGATTCCGAAATCATTTATTATTGCTCATGCTGTCAACAATTTTTAAATATAACATGTTCGATTCCGAACTGCCAAGAGCTTGTGCGCTTAAGATATCTATGTTAAAGGCGTGATAAAAACGCCTGTAAATTTCCGAGTCACTCACCCCCCTGTGCTTATAAAAGCCTGCCCACTGGGCGATTGACTCACGTAAAGTATTTTGGATTCTTATTTTTTCAGCGTGTCGGTTTTGAATCCCTTTAAGTACATAGGGCTCAACGCCCCAAGGGTATTTTGGGGGTTCAGATATATTTCGTTCGGCTTCTCCTCTAAGGGCGGCTAACGTAGATTCATCTAGTTCGAATAAATCACCATCTACAAATTGAGGTGCAGTACGTTGTTGGGGTTCGTTATAAAATCCGCAGTGTGGACAATCTTTAAGAAATCGGGTGAATACCGAAAGACATTTAAAACAAGTTTTAAGGGGTATAACATCCTCGGGGGTGCCCCGGCTTCGACGTTCCCTAGGCTCAAGAGACCATACACGAGGAGCATCGGGCAATCCGTGACGTGCATAATTATTAACATGGTCGATTATAATAGCATGTGATTTTCCAGTTAATGGGCGTAACGACCTCCCAAACTGTTGCGCAAAGGTACTATAGCTTTCGGTTGGTCTGCCCATAGATACAACCTCAATTGCAGGAACATCTACTCCCTCCCCTAGAATGTCTACATTAACGAGTTGTAATAAATCACCTTCTCGAAAACGTCGCATTGCTTGCTGTCTGAGCAAAGGGGGTGTTAAACTACTAATGACCTCGGCAGATACTCCCTGTAGTCTAAATTCTAAAGCTATCTCAGTCGCGGCTTTAATATCAACCGCGAAAGTTACGCCTCGTTTGCCGGGGGCTATTCTTAAATAGTGCTCAACTATATCACCCGTAATCTTTGATTTATGTACCGCTGTTCGAAGAGGAGCCGGGCTAAAATCTCCACTTGCAGTTCGATTGATACCGGATAAATCTAAATCGTTTGGGGGTGCGAATATTCTATAATCACAAAGAAAACCTTCGTTGATTAATCGACGCATTGAAGGACCGATAACCATATTATCCATTATGCCATCGGAACGCTTTCCTAATCCTTTTCCATCGGCTCGCACTGGTGTCGCGGTAGGATAGAATCCTTTAGCGTTAGGGAATAATAAACACGCTCGCCCCCATTTATTAGCCTTCAATACGTGGTGTGCTTCATCGATTATTAAAAGTGTTACTCGATTAAACCAAGAGGTCATCGGAGGAAGACGCAACAAGGTATCAACAGAGGCAAGAAAGCAAACAGCATTTGGGTCATAGAATCCACGTTGAAAGGCTATGTGGTGGGTGGCTACAATTTCCCTCACGGTATCTTTAGGCGCAATAATATTATGTCGTACTCCAAAAGCTGCGAGTGTTAAAGAAAGCTGAGAAACTAATTCTGTTCTATGCGCTATTACTACCGAATAACCGGCATGGTGTTGAACAATCGTGCTTAAGATAACAGATTTACCGCCTCCTGTAGAAAGCTGACCGAGAATGTTAGGACTTCCGGCGTTCCACAATTCTAACGTTTGTTGTACTATGTTTTGCTGATAATCCCTTAGCTGCATGACTTAATCTATGTTGTTGACAGGGTAGTCAATATATCTTTATACTCCATTCATGTCAATTTAAAGGAACAAATATGATTAAATTAGAAATAACGGATCCACATTTAATGGATAAAAAAGCGCTTCAAGAAACAGCAATTTATTTAATGGCTTTAACGGGTGGAAAGTTGGTAATCCCAGCGACTGAACCAACAGATTCGCAGATGATTGCCGGGCTTAAAGCTAAATCCGAAGAGCTACAGAAATTTGCAGCCGAAAAACACATGAGTATCGATGATAAATTGGACATGCAACAGCTTTCCGGTGGCTTAGAAATACTATCCCAAGGTGATATAGATATTGTCGAAAAGGATCATTTATCGCCCAACCCTACCTTTAATCCTTTTACTCCGGTTCCTGTACCTCCTGCCGTTCAACACAATAACTGGAATACACCTGTAGTCCCATTGCCCG